CTAAGAAAAGCAGGTATTAATAATAAAGATACATGGGATAAGATTTTAGAAGATGGTGGTTCAGTACAAGATATCAAAGAATTAGATAAGTGGTGTTACTTAGATGGTAAAATGGTTCTTTGTAAAGATATCACTAATGGTGATAGAGATAAAATCTACCCTGTCAAGGATGTGTTCAGAACGTTTAAGGAAATCAACCAAATGGACTTGGTTAAACAAGCTGGTGTAAGACAACAGTACATTGACCAAGGGGTTTCTTTAAACTTAGCGTTCCCATCTATTGCATCCCCAAAATGGATTAACCAAGTTACAATGGAAGCTTGGAAGCAGGGAATAAAAACGTTATATTATATGAGAACTGAATCAGTACTCAGAGGTGATATAGCAACAAGAGCAGTTGACCCTGATTGTGTTGCCTGTGATGGTTAATTAATTTAATAGGAGAAAAAAATGATTGAAGTAAAAAAATTCTATGCAGAATGGTGTGGACCATGTAAAATGTTAACACCAATTATGGAAAAAGTTCAAGGAAACTATTCTGAAGTATCATTCAGAAGTATAAATATTGATGAGGAATTTGAAGTTGCTCAGAAGTATTTTGTACGTTCAGTACCAACAGTAATCATCGAACAAGATGGTAAAGAAGTTGGTAGATATGCAGGTTTACAATCAGAACTTACATACACCAACGCTCTCAATGAATTGAAGAGTGTATAATATTAAAATAGTTACAATTTGTTAACATTTAATTCAAATAAAGGTTATAATTATTAAGAGATGATAAAGGTTTATACCAACAATCTACAAGAAACAATTAACAACGAAAGTTGTGATAGTACCTACACCCCTAATCTTGGGGAATATACAAGCACGAGTACTTACGAAAATATTAAAATATACCTCGATTCCAATAAGGGGGAATCGTTGTATGCAATTAGTTATGTTTAATTTAAAAATAGAAATTTAATTATGAGAAAACTACTTTTAGTTGGGATGATGTTACTATCATCTTTGAGTGCGTTAGCACAAGTGAATGGTAAGGTAGTTGAAGCAGGTTCCTCTGAAGGTTTGCCTGGTGCTACAGTAGTTGTTAAAGGAACTACTAATGGTACCACGACAGATATCGATGGAACTTTTTCATTGAGCGCAACTGTGGGTGAAACATTAGTTATCACTTACATTGGGTTCGAGACTCAAGAGGTAACTGCAGCAAATGGAATTGTTGTAGAACTTTTGGCTTCAGCAACCGAACTAGATGAAATTGTGGTTACTTCTGGTGTGATTGATGTGGCGAAAGTCAGAGAAACACCCGTTGCAGTATCTACAATCGGAGCAAGTGAGATTGCTCTAAAAGTGGGGAACCAAGAATTCCCTGAAATTATGAACAAAACACCCGGTGTGTACGCTACCAAACAAGGTGGTGGATATGGTGATTCAAGAATCTCGTTAAGAGGTTTTGACCAAAGAAACACATCTTTCCTTATCAATGGGCAACCAGTAAACGATATGGAAAATGGTTGGGTGTACTGGTCGAATTGGGCTGGATTAACTGATGTTGCATCAGGTATTCAAATCCAAAGAGGACTAGGAGCATCGAGATTGGCAGTACCTTCAGTTGGTGGTACAGTATCAATCTTTACAAAAGCTGCTGATAAAGAAGAAGGTGGTTCGGTAACACAAGTTGCAGGTAACGATGGTTACTTGAAATCTACTGTTGCTTACAACACAGGTAAAAGTGAAAATGGATGGGCAACATCTATCTTGTTATCTAAATGGCAAGGTGATGGATACATCTATAACACTTCAGGTGCTGGAACAACTTATTTCTTTGCATTGGGATACGAACCAATTGGTTCATCTCACGCGGTTAACTTATCTATCTTAGGTGCAGGACAATGGCACCACCAAAGAGATGTTTGGGTATCTATTAGAGATTACCAAAACTTTGGTAAAGAAGGTATTGACCAGAGATGGAATTCAAATGGTGGTGTATTAAATGGAGAAGAATTCTCTATGAGAAGAAACTTCTACAACAAACCATTAGCAACTCTTAACTGGGATTGGGATATCTCTGATAACGTAAAGTTAGCAACATCCCTTTATGGTTCAGCAGGTAGAGGTGGAGGAACAGGTCCAAGAGGTAGAAACTATTACAACTCGGAAACTGATATCTTACCTTTCAGAAAAGATTTAACAGAACACTATTTAGAAAATGGTAGAGGTTCAAGAACTGCAGAAGGTTTCATTGACTTTGATGCAGTTGTTGCTTACAACCAAGCAAACACCGACCCTTATACAGGTGATATTGGTAACTTCGCTGGTTCTTTAATAGGTTCAAACGGATTTAAAGATGATGGAGTAAATAGAGCTGCACTTATTAGAAGAGCATCTATGAACTCTCATGACTGGGTTGGAGCAATCTCTAACTTGGAAATAAATTCAGGTAAAATGAAATACTCTATTGGTTTTGATTTAAGAAACTACAAAGGGTATCATTATAGAGTATTAAATGATTTGATGGGATTAGATGGTTACTACTCAACAGGTAACAAGAATTCTGCTGGTCAGATTATCGAAACTTTAGTTGAAGCTAATCCATTCCAAGATACTGGTATTAGAGGTCCAAAGATTGACTACTATAATATCGGATATGTAGGATGGCAAGGTGTTAATGGTTTGGTAGAATATAACGATGATGAACAACTAACTGCAGTATTACAAGCAGGTTTATCTAACCAATCGTTCCAAAGAAAAGATTTCTTTGACCAACCAGGTAACCCACTTTCAGAGAAAAAGAATGTAGGTGGTGGTTATATTAAAGGTGGTGCAAACTACAACTTTAATGCTAACTCAAACGTATTCTTTAACGCAGGTTTAATTTCAAGACAACCTAACTTTGATGGAGTATTCCCTAACTACGCTAATAACGTAAATCCTGATTTACAAAACGAAGAAATTCGTTCAGTAGAATTAGGATATGGATATACTTCAAGAAAATTTGACTTGAATGTAAACCTTTACTCTACAACATGGGGTAATAGATTTGTTACAAGAAGTTTATCTAACCAACAAGGTGTAGATGGATTTGCACAATTTAGAGATATCGATGTGGTACACAATGGTATCGAAGTTGAAGGTAAATATTCTTTAACAAACAACTTCAGATTAAAAGGTATGTTATCAATCGGTGATTGGAGATATACTAAAGATTTCGAAGCAGAGTTATTTGATGATAACCAACAATCAATCGGTACAGGTACACTTTACCTTAAAGATTCTAAAGTTGGTGATGCTGCACAATTCGTAGCATATGGTGAAGCTGAATATAGATTAGGTAGATTGAATTTAGATTTAGGATATAGATTCGTAGATGGATTATATGCTGATTATTCAATTACTGATTCAGCGTTTACTCAACCAGATAACGATGGAGCAGTTAAGTTACCTTCTTATGGTTTACTTGACTTAGGTGCAACACTTCAGATTGCAAAAGGATTATCTTTTAGAGCGAATGTTAACAACTTGTTAGATACTGTTTATATTGCAGAATCTAACTCTAACATTCACGCAACTTCAACTTCTACAACTTGGAATGGTATTGATGTTAGAAACTCAGTATGGTTCGGATTTGGAAGAACTTGGAACGCTTCTCTAAAATACAGATTCTAAAAATATAATAAAGGGGGGTGGAAACACCCCCTTTTTTTATTATGAAACAAAAAGAAAAAAAATCCAAAAAGGAAATGTTATATCAATATGGTGTAATTTATTTCGGAACTGCATTAATGATGCTCTCACCCTTTATAATCGATACCATTTATGGTAAGATGGGGATGATGTTAGGTTTAATCCTAATTACAATACAAACACAAAGAACAAAACAATACAATTTATCCTTACTTAACGCAGTAGGATTTAGTGGATATTTATATGCCTTAATAAAAAACTTGTTATGAAAAAACCAAATATAGCAGATTGGATAGGTATAGGAATTATATTAGCTATTCTATTAACATTCCTAACCATACCAAAAGCTCAAGCTAATGATTGGGGAAAAACCGGTCATAGAATCGTTGGTGAAATTGCTGAAAGGCAATTAACCGATGATGTTAAAGAAATTGTTTACGAAATCTTAGATGGAGAATCTCTTTCTTCAGTAAGTACATGGGCGGATGAAATGAGAAGTAATCCTAATTGGAGACCTTATGATAAATGGCATTATGTAAACTTACCATTAGATTTAGAATATCCTGATGCAGATGTGCCAGAAGAAAATGTGGTAACTATAATCCAAAGATGTGTATCTATTTTAAAATCACCAATGGCAGATAAAGAAATGAAAAAATTCTATCTTAAGTATTTGGTACATTTAGTAGGAGATTTACATCAACCAATGCACACAGGTAGATACGAAGATTATGGTGGTAGTAAGATTCCTATTAAATTTAAAGGTAGAAAAGGAAGTGATGTAAATACAAATCTTCATGTACTATGGGATTCTAATCTAATAGATGATTTTAAAATGTCATTTACAGAATGGAGTAATCACTTAGAAAACAAATATCGTAAATTTGAAGTTAAACAAAGTAATGTATTAGAGTGGACATTTGAATCACATTGGTGGGCAAGAGATATTTATAAGAACACTCCACCTAATTCATATCTTTCATATGATTATGTTTACAAATATCAACCTGTATTAGAAAAAAGATTATATCAGGCAGGTGTTAGATTAGGTAACCTTATAAATGATATATTTGGAGAATGAGTAAACTTATAAACCTCTTTGGTGGACCTGGTATTGGCAAATCATCTATTGCTGCAGGAATCACCTACAAACTAAAAAAGAAACATATAAGTTGTAATAACCCATACGAATTTCCAAAAAGATTAGCTTGGGATAAAAACATACCAGCGATATCAGACCAACTCTATGTATTCGCAAACCAACATAGAGGAATAGCAGAATGTTATGGTAAGGTGGATTATATAGTTATTGATTCACCAATTTTATTTTCTACTATTTATCATAGATATTATACAAAGGGATATCCTGCTGAATATTATGGACAACCATTTCATGATTTTGTAATTGATTTACATAGGAAGTATGATAGTATCAACATTCTTTTAGATAGAACTGAAGGTACTCATAATGAAAAAGAAAGATATCAAGATTTAGATGAATCAATTGCAATTGATAACTTGTGTAAACAAGTTTTAGAAGAAACTAATTCTCCATATCATACAATAAAAGTAGGACCAAAGACCGTTAAGAATATATTAAAAATGTTATGATTTATTTATTTGGAGACTCATTTACTCATTGTGCTGGGTGTACACCCAATGATGAGTATTACAAAAAAACATATGATGGTACTCAAAAAACATGGGTAGATTTACTTGCAGAACACCTTAACATAGATAGTACTCATGTTTATAATAGAGGTAGAGGTGGTGTAGGAAATCAATTTATCATAGAAAGTTTTGTAGAATCACTTCATAATATTAAAGATAATGCTTTAGTTGTGATTGGAAGAGCTGATGATTGGAGATTTGAAGTTCCTTCTGAAACACAATATCTACATATAATTCCTCAAACATTAGAAAATGAAAAAGGAGAGTATTGGGATGCTATTAGAACCTATTCACAATTCGTACATACTCCATATGAATCTACAGTAAAAAATAAATACGATACTTTGTATGAGGGAATTTATAAATACTTAGATTTTAGAGGTATAAAATATATTACATGGAATGTATCAGAACATCTTTTAGATGAAACAAACAGACCAGTACATCCTATAATACAAGATGAGTGTCCTGAAATAAAAGATGGACATTGGTCTTGGAAAGGACATCAATCATTTTTTGAGTATATAAAAACACTTCTATGATACAATTTCCTAATCAATTTTTTGAAGAGTTTGAACTATTAAAAAAATGGAGAGTTATTGATATAAACGAACATGATTCTAATTTTATCGATAACGCAATAGATACCTTAAAAGAATATAATTTAAACGAAAATAATAAATTTATTCTTTTATATGGACATGAAATAATTTCAAATCCAAAATTCTTCGATAAAGTTTACAAATTTATTGATGATTATAATTTGGATGCTAAAATATCAATGGCAACTCCATCCTCTTTTCCAAGAAGCGCACATCCATATACGAATTTACTTATGTGGGTTGATTTAAAAAATAGAGAAAATATTTCTTGGAAAGCAAAAGAAACTTTAATGTTTGACCCTAATGAATTTTATTATGGTAAAAAAATTACAGATGAATCGAGAAATTTAAAAGGAATATTATCTATAAGAAAACAAAATAAAGTAAGAGATTATATATTTAGAAAACAACCTAAACTTGATAATGGTATAGTAAGATATGCAAGTTGGCCAAATGCAAAAGAAGAAACCTTAGAAGATAGATTAAATTCTAAAAATTTTCCTAATATACGAGATTTACAAAAAGAATACTCATCAAGTTATTTTTCGTTTATAATTGAATCTGATTGTTTAGAAGGATATTATCCTAATCTAACAGAAAAAACCATACAAGGATTTTTATCAGGAACTATGCCAATTGTATTGGGAAGTAGAAATTTTATAAAAGATATTGAACTTATGGGATTAAAGGTATGGAATAAAGAATTTGGATTTGGAGAGGCAGATTCATATTCAAACTATTCAACAGATAGATTTGATTCTTTTTTAAAATGTATTGAAAATGTAAATAAAATGAATATGAATGAAGTAAAAAAGTATTGGAATGAAAACTTACATCATATTCAAGAGAACTATAATTTATTAAGTTATATTTTATTTGAAACAAAACTCAATTAAAATTTGGAAAATTAAATTATTTTTTGTATATTTACATATAAACTCGATAAAATATGAAATTTGACCCAAACAACCAACTATCAGATGCAGAATTAGATAAGTTAGGTAAAGATGACTTTGATGGTTTTTTAGAATACATTGATGGACAAGCAGCTTATCTAAAACAATTTACAAAACCCTTAGATGCATATCATCTAAAAAGATTTGCAGGACAAGCAAAAAAAGATTCAACTGGTGAAGCACTTACTACTGAAGAAATCAAAAAACTTCAAAAACAAGGTGATGAAAATACAAGAAAATCAGATGAAGAGTTGGAAAAAGACTTAGAATGGAAACATAAAAAATGGGATATGTTGAAAAAAACATTCGGAGTAAAAAATATAAAAACACATCGTTCTCAATGGTTCGATTAAAATAAATAAAATATGGCGCAGATTATTGGAGGAAATCCTCAACAACCTCAACAACCAAAAATTGATTTAAAAGATGCAAAAGAAATGTTATGTCAAGAATGTGGAGGTTCAGTATTTATACCAGGTAACAAATTCTTAAAAGTATCAAGATTGGTTACAGGTCAATCTAAAGATGCAATCATACCAGTAGAGTTATATCTTTGTGGTGATTGTGGAGAAATCAATAAAGAATTATTACCAGATGAATTAAAACCTGTAATTACAGATTTAGATGGCTAAAACAAAAACATTATTTGACCACATAAAAGCAATTACTTCTATACAAGACCCAAAGTATTGGGATACTCTTGAAGAAGGAGATAAGAAAACATGGAGTAACTATATGATTCATCGTTTTTTATCTATGAATAAAGATTGGATTGAAGTACTTTCAGAGATACAACCTTATACTCAAGTATTGGAACCAAAACAACTTTATCTTGCTCTAATAGGAATCATTCCAAAAGGTAGACACTTTCTTAAATACACAAAAGGAAAGGGAGAAGCAAAGTACGAAAGTTTTTTGATTGAACTACTTACAAAAGAATTTATGTGTTCTAAGAAAGAAGCTATTGAGTATTGTGAAATATTTTACGCAACTCGTGAAGGTAGAGAAAATGTAAAATATATTTGTGAAAAGTATGGTATTGAGAAAAAACAAATTACCAAACTAAAACTCAAAGTATAATGAAATCCTATTGGGATTGGAATAAAGAAAACTTTGATTGGCACTTCGATTCTCAAAAGAAAGTAGAAGATGTACAATATGTTGGTAGATTTGTATCAACTGAATTAGAATCTGAAGTACAAAATGTTGTACAATCTTTAACTGATAAAGATAAGTTCTCGGAAACAAGAATCAAAGGAACTTATTACAATAAAGAATCCCAAAATTTCATGGAAGGATATCACAACGATTTAGAGAAAGCAGGTTTCTCTGAATACAATACTGGCGGTAGACAAACAAGAAACCTCCCTCCTATTTTTCATAAGATGGCAGAATTAAGTGGATTAGATAATCCACAGATTATGTTTTTAGAACAACCAAGTGGTAAAATAATTCCATGGCATAGAGATTCATATAACAATTATAGAAGAAATTTTGCAAAAGTATCTGATGATACTGAAGTAATAAGATATCTAATTCAACTAAACGATTGGAATTGGGGACATCATGTTCTTGTTGGTAATTCTGTAATTCACCAATGGAAACTTGGTGATATACATTGTTGGAAAGAAGGTGTATATCACTCAACTGCTAATTCAGGTTATTGGGATAGGTATTGTTTTACAATAACTGGTATTGTAACTGATAAATCTTTACACAAAAAAGAACCTCAAAAATTTGTTTTTTAACAAAATTTTTCGTATATTTACATAGTAAATTAAAGTATTATGGCTAGAGTAAGTTATTCACAATATGGAATGTATTCAACTTGCCAACATCAATATAAGTTAAACTATATAGATAAGTTAGGAACATCCTCAGCAAATATCCACACAATTTTCGGTAGTGCAATGCACGAAACCATCCAACATTTTTTGGATGTGATGTATAATGTAACAAAGAAACAAGCACTTCAGTTAGATTTAGAAACAATGTTGTACAATCAAATGGTAGAACATTTCAAGAAAGAATCTGAGAAGATGGATGAAGGTATGTATCCATGTAAGAAAGAAGAGTTAGGTGAGTTTTTCGAAGATGGTAAACTTATCCTTTCATACTTTACTAAAAAGTTGGATAAGTTATATACCAAAAGTGGATTTGAATTAGTAGCAATCGAACAAAGATTAAATGCAGAAGTAAAACCAGGTGTTCATTTCATTGGTTTTATTGATGTACTTCTTAAAGATAAAACTACTCAAGAATATATTATCATTGATTTAAAAACATCTACAAGGGGTTGGAGTAAATATCAAAAGAATGATAAGATAAAAACTTCTCAGATGTTATTATATAAAAAGTTTTACTCAGAAAAATATGAGATACCTTTAGATAAAATCAAAGTAGAATATCAAATCCTTAAAAGAAAGATATCAGAAAACTTTGAATATCCTATACCAAGAATATCTAAATTCGTTCCTGCTAATGGTAAACCATCAGTAAACAAAGCATGGGCTGGGTTTACTAACTTTGTTGATTCTGTATTTGGTGATGCAGGTGAAGTTATTCAAAAAGAATTTCCATTTAATAAAGGAAATCATTGTAAGTGGTGTGAATTTAAAGAAAGAGGACTTTGTTCAGCTTGGTCTTAACAAATATTTATATTTATGAAACTATCTAAAGAAATATTAGACGAAATTTTATACGAACTTGAAAAAACACCATTAGTAAATGAAAAAGAGTTAGAGGAACGAATTTCAATGATGCCTCAATCTTGGCCAGGAATTAAAGCTAGAACTAATTTCTTTACAAACACAATATTAACACACTATTCATTTAGAAATCCAACATTAAATAGAATATTTACAGATTTAACGAAACGAAATATAAAGGATGCAGTAAGTTTACATACAGTAGAAGTAGGAGCACCTGATGTAGGTGCAGTTTCGCATATAGATACTCATTCACATCTTACCATAAACATTTTACTTGAAGATAATTTTGAAGGAGGTGAATTTTATTTAAACCATAAAAAGTATGATGGATTACGAGAAAAAGGAGATTATGTGTTTTATAATGGAACTAAAGAGTATCACGAGGTTAAGCCAATAACAAAAGGAAAAAGAAAATCTTTAATTGTGTGGTATGTTGAAGAAAAAACAGATTTATTTTAATGAAACTATCAAAAGAAATATTAGACGAACTTATATACGAACTTGAAAAAACACCATTAGTAAATGAACAAGAATGGAAGAAAAGAATTCGTTTTAATGATGCTTTTAGACGAATAATAAAATTTGATGACTACTCCGATACAACAACAGTACATTATTCTTTCAGAAATGAAAACCTAAATAAGATTTTAACTAAAATTAGTAAAAGAGATATAAAAGATGCATTAACTTTACATACAGTTGAAGCAGAACCACCTCAAACTTCAATAGAACATACTGATAAAGCTTCTTATCTTACCTTAAACATTTTACTTGAAGATGATTTTGAGGGTGGATATCTTTATATAAATGGAAAAAAAATAAATGATTATAAAAAGAGTGGAGATTATATAATGTATAATGGATGTGAGGAACCACATTCAGTTTCACCTATAATAAAAGGAAAAAGAAAATCTTTAATTGTGTGGTATGGTAAAAATAAACAAGCTATATAGTATCTTATGGATTATAAAAAAATAGTTCAATTAAGGTTGTTTCGTAAAGATATGAAACCTATCGAATCTGATGATAGGTATGGTAATTCCTTTGTAACAATTTCCAATTTTGAAAAAAATATTTCTAACTTAGAACAAGTAATTAATTTCTTACATCAAGATTTAGTATGGGATGGTATTCCAACAATCGAAGAAGTAGAAGAAAGATTAACGTTTGGTTCTGTATGTATGTTATGGGAGTTTGAAAATAAAGTAGTTGGTTGGTCTTGGTTAAACAACGAATGTATAACTATTGATTGGAAAACAGAATATACTCCTTTAAAAGAAAAAACAGAGCAATATGGTGGAGGTGCATTTTTATCCAAGTTAAACAAAGCAGAAGCATCATCAGGATACAAATTTTATAGATATGGTATAGAAAATATGTTTCGATATTTTGATAAAGAAATATTATATCTTTATGCTGATGATTGGAATAGAGCATCATCTATAATTTGTTATAAAATGGGGTTTGAACAATATGATTTTTTAAAATAGGTTTATGGAAACTTGTATTATAAAAGGACCATCTGATTGTAAAATATCAATAAATCACGAACCTCAACATAATGGTGGTGGCCCTTTATTTATTGAACAATTTCTTTCTAAGCCAAATATTTTAAAAAAGTTTACCGCTAAAAAAAATGTTATGGAAATGTGTAGTGGGCCTGGTTTTATGGGATATTTTTTAGCTCATCAACTAAAATTACAAGATGCATATTTTGTAGATATAAATCCACAAGTAGAAGAATGTTATTCAATCAATAAAGAAAGAGTTGATTTTAATGTTCATTTCACCTTATCAGATGGGTTTTCTTCTTATACAGGTCCAAATGTAGATTTAATAGTTTTAAATCCACCTCATTTAGTAAAAGAAGAAGATTTTCAGTACTTCACAAAAGCTGTACCTGCGTGGTTTCCAATAGATACTGTAGAAAAAGAGAAACAATCGAGATTGATTGTATTAGATGAAGGTTTTAAATTTCATACCGAATTCTGTAATCAAGTATATGATAAACTAAATACAAATGGACAAATAGCATTCTTAGAACATGGAGGATATATTCCTCATACAAGATTACAGAAACATTTAGGTGATAAATTTCATTATGAACTTGTTAAATCTACTGATTCAAACGCAAAACATTTTTATTTACTAATAGCAACTAAAAAATGATTTATACAACAATGTGTATTGGTTCTCATTGGGTTAATAGATTTTCTCATGAAATCAATAATTTTGCAAAGTTTAATAAAGTAATAGTTCTTACTGATGATGTAAGTAAATTTGATAATTGTGAAGTAATAGAACATAACAAAGATTTATTTAGTTATTACGATAAACTTATACTTTTATTTAACGTAATGCAAGATAAAAAAGAAAGAGTTGCTTATGTTGATGCTGATAAATTTTCTACATTACCAAAAATTGAATATGATAATGAATCGTGTTATGTGTATAACATTTTAAATAAAGATGCTTTTGTATCTATTTTAGAAGAATTAGATATTAATAAACTTATCTCTAAAATAAATAAAAAAATAAATTCTGATTTTAAATTTACTCATTATCTACAAGAAAATCTTATATCTATTCCTTACACAAATAATTTTTTAGATATTAAAAAAGATATTGAATTGTGTAAAGAAGTTGTAGAAGAGTATTGTAATCAAAGAGATTGGAATAATCTTCAATTAAAAAGATATTCTGAACATGGTGTTGGGTATGCTGAAGGAAGTGCTTTAACAGTAATATTATCTAAGTACAACATAAGTTCGAAAAATATGTATAACAAATTTCAAGAAAAAAGTATTCTTTAGTTCTGTTTTTTATATTTGTATATATTTATATAAAATACTAAAAGGATAGTTATGGCAGAAACAAAATTAACAACTGTAAAAATCGTAAAAGATATTTACTCATCGTTTAAAAGAATTTCATTTGATTCCAATATTACACTTCAAAAATTGGTAAATCGTTCAGTACACAAATATATTAATGAAGAGCAATTCAGAGATGAAGTAAATAACTATGAGGAACTACAAGTAAGTGGTTCACAATTTTAATTATGAGAAAACAAGATAACGGAAATTCACAACTTAATCAAACTCGTGAAGAGTTTAATGATAGGTTACATCGTAAAATATTTTTAGGTAATACACCAAGAGTTCAATGGAACTCATCACGCAGATTTAGAACAATTTAATTCCACATAAATGGCAAAAAAGAAAAAGATTTTATTACTTTCTGATGATTTGAGAATGTCATCGGGTATCGCAACAGTATCTAAAGAATTTGTAATGGATACTTTTGATAAATTTGATTGGGTTCAATTAGGAGCCGCAGTAAATCATCCTGAAAAAGGAAAAGAAATAGATTTAGGTGAAGATGCAAGAAAAACAAGTGGAATAGAAGATGCTTCTTTAAAAATTATACCTTGGACGGGATATGGTGATGCGAATGTTCTTAGAGAACTAATTATGAGACATCAGCCAGATGCAATCTTACATTTTACAGACCCAAGATATTGGAGGTGGTTGTATGAAATAGAATCTGAAATTAGACAAAATATTCCAATTCTATTCTATCATATTTGGGATGACTTACCAGACCCTCATTATAATAGAAGTTATTATGAATCGTGTGATTGGTTAGGGTGTATTTCAAGACAAACTTATGGTATCGTAAGTAGAGTTGGTAAATTAGAATCAGAAACAATCAAACCTTTAGAAGATTGGCAGGTAGACTATGTACCTCATGGTATAAATTCAGATATCTACAAACCAACTGAAGTACCTGAAGATTTTAGAAAACAAGTTCTTGGTGATAAAGATTATAAGTTTGTTTTATTTTGGATGAACAGAAATATCAAAAGAAAACAACCATCTGATGTAATTTGGG